TTACAGGTGATGATGGTGAACAAGGTTCAGGATACCTTTATTATACAATTAATGTAGTCAATGGCAAGCCAGTTGTAGATCCAAAATCACTAGAGGCAACCTGCAATGGTGATGGCAATAACAAACTAACAGACGAATGGTGTACACAGATGGTACAACCAGGCGGTGAAGAACATCAATACGCATTACAAGCCGCACAAGAAGAAGCAGATGACGAATGGGCTGATAGAGACGTTGACGTTCCAATGGAAGATGTAGAACTTGATGAAGGCAAAATGAAAGAACTAGAAATGGATCTTAAAGAACTTACAGATGCAGAGTTTGTAGCGAAGTATAAGAAAACTAAACAAGAAATAAAAGCTATGTTATCTGAAGATGAACTAGATGAAAGCAGAATGAGTGACTTACATTATGATCTAGAACACGCATCAGACGAAGAGTTTGAAAAAACATGGCAAAGTAAAAAGTCAGACTGGCGAGAAGTTAAAACACCTGGACTAAGACAAGATCCAAACAAACCAGCATACATTGGTAAAATGAAAAAATATGCAGGTGATTTAGCCGCAGAGAGTACAGATGTAATATATCGACAAGCTGACGTAGAGGACGCAATTAAAATAGCAAATAGTTCAACAGGTGCCATGACTGTTGCTACTGACAGCATTGATGCTATTGCTGATGGCTTATCCAATCATCCAGATGTACAAGCCGCACTTAAAAAAGCAAACGAAAGTACAGAAGTAACAGAAGAATATGCACCAGCAGTAGGTGATCAGGTTGTTACATCTAAAGGTACTAAGGGTACTATTGAAGTAGTTGGTGAAGAAGCAGTTGAAGTCAGAACAGAAACTGGTAAACTATACAAGGTTGCAGTAGGTAATATACAACCGGATACTGTTAACGAAGATGATGTTGATGAAGGAAATGAATTTTCATTAGCACTTGCTAACGCTAAACGTGATGGTAAAAAAGATTTTGAAGTAGATGGAAAAATGTACACTGTTACAGAAGATGAAATTGCAAGATTGAAATATTTAATTAACAGATAACTTGACAAACAGTTAGAAAGAGCACATACTATGTTATGTGCTTTTTTTATGTCTTGATATTAGGGTTTGGTAAAATATACCAATATAACCGTTGACAAGCTAAATAAATTACAGTACACTGTGAAAGTGGACTAATAAAAGTACACACTAGGCAAAAACAAGGCAAACACAAGGAGAAATACAAATGGCAAGTTTAGCAGATATACGAGCAAAGTTACAAGCCGCTGAATCAAATCAAGGCGGTCAACGTTCAGGTGGTGATAATGCAATATTTCCTCACTGGAATATCAAAGAAGGTGATTCAACAACACTCCGATTTTTACCAGACGCAGATACAAACAATACATTCTTTTGGGTAGAGCGTAACATGATCCGTTTACCATTCAATGGTATTAAAGGTGAAATGGATAACAAAAATACAGTAGTACAAGTACCATGTGTAGAAATGTGGGGAGATAGTTGTCCAATACTAGCAGAAGTTAGAACTTGGTTTAAAGATGCATCACTAGAAGAAATGGGCCGTAAGTATTGGAAAAAGAAATCATATCTATTCCAAGGCTTTGTTAGAGCTAATCCACTATCAGATGACAGTGAACCTGAAAATCCAATTAGACGTTTTATGATGAGTCCTCAACTGTTTACTATTATTAAGTCAAGCTTAATGGATCCAGATATGGAAGAACTACCAACTGACTATACAAATGGTTTAGATTTCCGTATTACTAAAACACAAAAAGGTGGTTATGCTGATTACACTACATCACAGTGGTCTCGTAAAGAGACTGCACTAACTGAAGTAGAGCAAGCGGCAATCGCTACACATGGCTTACATAACTTAAATGATTTCTTACCTAAGAAACCAAGTGAGCAAGAGCTTAAGGTTATGAAAGAAATGTTTGAAGCATCAGTAGATGGTAGACCATATGATGCAGAAAGATGGGGTGCGTATTACAGACCATCAGGTATGATGGCTCCAGCATCAAGTGGTTCATCAGAAGCATTTAGTACACCACAAGCTACACCTGAAGCAACAGTAGCGGCAACAGCAACAGTAGCGGCAACAGCTGAAGTGGCTCCAACTGCTCCAGTAGCTGAAGCGGCACCTGCAGTAGCTGAAACAGCTCCAGTAGCTGAAGCGGCACCTGCGGCTGAAGGTGGATCAAAAGCAGAAGATATTCTTGCAATGATTCGTTCACGTCAGAAAACTTCGTAATATATAGTTAGAGATGGGCGGTATTAAGTTACCGCTCACTTTCTAGCATAACTAACATTATGAAATTAATCTTTAAGAACCCTCAGACATTATTTAAATTTGGCTATCAATATTGTCGAAACAAGTTTAAAGACTTGCTAAATTTAAATAATGACTGTACAATTACTGTTAACTAGTAAAATTAATAAGGAAATATCATGGCAAAACCGTTTGATGTAAGCAAGTTTAGAAAAAACATTAGTAAATCAATTGCTGGTTTAAGCATTGGATTCAACGATCCGACGGATTGGGTATCAACGGGGAACTATGCTTTAAACTATTTGATTAGTGGCGACTTTAATAAAGGCATACCGTTAGGCAAAGTAACAGTATTTGCAGGTGAGTCAGGTGCAGGTAAAAGTTATATCTGCTCAGGCAACATTGTTAAAGAAGCACAAAAACAAGGTATCTTTGTAGTACTGATTGATTCAGAAAACGCATTAGATGAATCATGGTTACAAGCACTTGGTGTATCTACAGACGAGGATAAATTACTTAAATTAAATATGGCTATGGTAGACGATGTAGCTAAAACAATTAATGACTTTATGATTGAGTATCGAGCAATGCCTGAAGATGACAGACCAAAAGTATTGTTTGTGGTTGATTCGTTGGGTATGTTACTAACACCAACAGATGTTGCACAGTTTGAAAAAGGTGATATGAAAGGTGATATGGGTCGTAAGCCTAAAGCACTGACATCACTAGTACGTAACACTGTTAACATGTTCGGTAGTGCTAACGTTGGTATGGTATGTACAAATCACACATACGCCTCACAAGACATGTTTGATCCAGATGATAAAATATCAGGTGGACAAGGTTTTATTTACGCATCAAGTATTGTTGTTGCTATGAAGAAAATGAAACTTAAAGAAGATGAGGATGGTAATAAGATATCAGAAGTTATGGGTATTAGAGCAGGCTGTAAGATTATGAAAACACGTTACGCTAAACCGTTTGAAGGCGTACAAGTTAAGATTCCATACGAAACAGGAATGAATCCATATTCAGGACTAGTTGACCTAGCTGAGAAAAAAGGCATACTTCAAAAAGACGGAAATAGACTACGTTTTGGTGTTGCTGACAGTCCTGAAGAAATCAAACTGTTCCGTAAAGCTTGGGAATCAAATCAAGATGGTTGTTTAGATACTGTTATGGAAACACTAAAAATGCTTAAAGAAGAAGTTAAAATTGAAGACGTTGAAGCAAGTTTAGACATTGCTACTGAAATGGAAATGACAGCCATTGACGACAATGTCGTCAACGTAGCCGACACTGAAAAGGTAAAAGACTAAAATGTTAAACACTGTAGCTGACGTTTTTGAAACACTAAAGAGTCACATCAATGATGGGCTATACAAAGATGCCGCAATTGATGTACTTCACACATTAATTGATGTTCATGGTGTTACTCCAAAAGAAATTAGAGAAAGCACATTATTTGAAGATGAGGATATTCGTGATGCATTATTAGATTATGATGAAAGCCTTGATGAAGATGATGATGGCTTAGACACTTGGGGTGATGAAGAAGACGAAGCTGATGACCTCGATGAGGACGAATATTAATGTGGTATAGTAAAGTCACAGCTAACATGGGAGTAATCCCAGACATGTTATTATACTTTGAAAACGAACTTATTACTGCAAAAAAAGAATGTTCGGTATATGGTAGAGTAGAAAAGAATCTAGCTGATCTGCCAGGAATTACTGAACAACGATTTAATCAGTTACAAGAGATAGAAGCAATCTTAAACTACCTTCAGATACAACTACGAAGAATTAGAAGGAAACATTTTCAGAAGTATCTAGAAGCATACCAACGAGCATTAACTAGTCGTGATGCAGAAAAGTATGTAGATGGCGAAGATGAGGTTGTTGATTTTGAAACATTAATTAATGATGTTGCATTACTTAGAAACAAATGGTTAGGCATATTAAAAGGATTTGAAAGTAAAAACTTTATGCTAGGACACATTGTTAGATTAAGAGCGGCAGGAATGGAAGACATAAGTGTATAGACAATTACTAGACCAGGACAGTCATACTCATAGCTTAGACACTTTAAATTTATTAGCTGAATATGATGATTTTATGGAAAGTATCGGAACAGTAGCTGATATGGGCTGTGGCAAAGGTTACGATCTAGATTGGTGGGCAAATAGAAATACCAATGAAGATGCACCACAGCCATTAAACATTCAATGTACTGGTATTGATATTAAAAATACGTTTGATAAAAAATATAAAAGTCCTAACATTAATATAGTAGAAGCAGATATAGAAGACAGCAAACTAGACCATAATCAATTTGACGTAATATACGCCCATAATATTTTACAATACTGTATTAATCCGTTACAGACAATAGGGCATTGGTGGGATCTAGCAAGAGATAATGGTATGTTGAGTATAGCAGTACCTGAATCAACTCTAATAGAAAGAAACAGAGTTGTTGCAGACCAATACAGTCATGATTACTACCACTGGAGTCTAGTTAGTCTTATGCACATGCTAGCTGTTAATGGGTGGGACTGCAACGATGGCTTCTTTAAAAAAGAACGTAATGATCCTTGGATACACGCTGTTGTTTACAAAAAGCCATCATTTAAGAAATTAGATTATAGAACTGCCACCTGGTTTGACCTAGCAGAGCAAAATCTATTAAACGAGTCAGCTGTAGAAAGCTTAAATCAATTCGGTATGGTACGCCAACAAGATCTTAAACTTACTTGGTTAAACAAAAGAGTTTACGACTTCCGCAATTACTAATATAAATATAAACTTAGTATATAATTATTAAGTTTATGTCAATTACATCACCTACAGTTATTAATGTTTTTATAGGCTACGACTCGAGAGAGGCAATAGCAAGTGAAGTATGTGCTTACAGTATTTTAAAGCACGCAACAGTT